TCTGTTATGACCTCTAGATTGCCACTAAGTAATGTGTATTTAGTTTCTGAATATGATGGTAATGATGATATAGTACTTAAAGATCCTACATCTATAGGTAGACCATTATCTACAGAAGGAGAATCATTATCTGTATCTTTTAATGGCCAAGCTCATATTAATACCAGAGTAAAACGTTTTGGTAAGTCTTCTGTGCAATTTGTAGCAACAGCAGATAATTTAGAAGCTACAACAGTTCCTGATAGTTTTCAGTTTGAAGATGGTGATTTCACAATAGAAGCTTATATCAGACAAGATACTACTGGTGTAGGTGATAATAGCATATTTACTATATATGATGATTCAACTAATTATTTAGAGTTTAAATTTGCTGCAGCTAATGCTCTTAGTATTACTTCTAGAAGAGGCGGCTCAAGTATTACAGCCTTAGGTGGTCCTGAAGCAGGTAGAACTACCTCTAACTATGCTCCTAGAGAATTTATGCATGTAGCAGCTTCTTATGATAATCAAGCGCAGAAAATGAGATTATTTAGGAATGGTAATTTAATACAAAATGTTAGTTTTGCTGCTAGTAACAATAGTTTTACTAGTAATGTTGTGATAGGTGAAAATCTTACAGGCTATATGGATGAACTAAGAATATCTGATAGTGCAAGATATAAAGCCGCTTTTACTCCTTCTAATCAAAGACTTGCTCCTGATACAGACACTATAAGTCTTTTCCATTTTGATGGTGCTAATAAAACTACTCAAGCAACAGATGATCATAATGCTTCTAGTCAATACACATTCAATAAAGACATGGGAGAGATTACAAAAGATACTGGTAATTTATCTACTAGAGGAACTTATCCTGTAGTGCGTAGTTCCTATCCTGCTATGACATTAAGTGGTCCTCCTTCTTTTGCTCCTTTTCCTTCTGGGGTTAGAGTTGAATATCGTGGAGGTTATGAAACTGCTGATGTACCGTCAGATATTAAAATGGCAGTATTAGATACTGTTAAATTAATTTATAAACAAGATCAAGAGAAAAAAGGATTTTCTCTTGAAGGCGAGCGTGGTGAAAAATATCCACTAGCTGCAAGTTTTCCTCCACATATCAAACGCATATTAGATTTATATAGGATTATTGAATAATGCGTACAGTTGTATACAATAAGATTACTGCTACAGTAGATGGTAAAGTATACTCTGGTTTAGAAGATATGATGATAAAAAGATCTCGATTACAGGGCTTAGCCTTTTCTCTTCCTAAAGGTTCTACTCTTAAATCTGAATTAACTAGTATAACCAAAAAAATGTCAGACATAGTAGATGCAGAAGTTGCTACAGCTGTTGGTGGTACTCTAATTCCTGGTAGGTCTGGTAAAGGTGTTGTTCCTGATAACTTAATGTATACTATTGAACAAGGATTTAGTGTATCTGAAACTAAAGCTATTAAAACAACTCAAGATGCCGCAGGTAAAACAACTAAAGCTAATAAAATTAAAACTGCTGGTGGTTCTGGTGTGAATCTTTCTAGTACTAAAGAATTGTTCACAGGAGTAGATGTAAAAACAGGAGAACTTACAAGCACTGATGTTTCTGCAGGTATGCCTGATTTAGTAGAGCAGTTATTAGCTGCAAAAAATAACCAAAGTCAATTAAAAAAGATTCTAAGTAATCCTAATTCAAAAACTGCTACAGCTCTACGAAGAAATTTTGTTATGAAATCAGGTGACATACGTATACCAATTACTCTTGGAAACGGTGGTAGAAGTGTTTCTAAAATATCATTTAAATGGCGTCAAATAAATGCAAATAAACAAGCTAAGATAGTAATAAAAGAGCAAACTAATAACAAAGGTGTGACCAGTGTACTTTTTAATATTGAATTTTCAGAAGCTTATGTACGAGCAGCAATAAATAAAGCTAATAAGAAAGTACTAATGACTTTAGAAAATAAAACTAAAAGTTTTACAGACGCTATAAATAACGCTAATATAGTTTTTAGCCAAAAAGCTATAGACGTACTTAATAACACTAATTCTAGCATAGTTTTTGAAGTAGATAAAGGTTCAGCTCGTATAGGTGCTGGTACTATTACCAGAAAAATAGCGCAGAGTAAAAAATCACAGTCTCCTCAGCAAGCTTTTATATCTGGAGTTGCTTTATCAGCATTAGTAAGAGCAAGACTACAGCAAACTATGGCTACTGCTGGAGAGGCTTTTCCTCCCATGTTAAAAAATAGGACAGGTAGATACATAGAAAGTATTCAAGTATTTCCTAATTATAGAAAAAATATGATAATGTATACTTTAAATCCTGTATATAGATCACTTGAGAAATATGGGTATATTCCTGATGGACAAGCTATAGTAGCTATAAGACAAGTAACTCAAGCACTTTATGCTAGGCAATTTAATATATTAAGGGCAACATAATGGCTTCCAGAAGAAAAGAAATCATAGCATTATTAGTTGATAAACTAAAAGAAATTGATGGTCAGGCTGTAGCTGGTACTAACTATACCTACAATCTAAATGTATTTAATAATGTTAAAAGAGGTATTAGATTTCTTGATGAAGTAAATGATTTTCCATCACTCTATCTATCGGCTGGAACCGAAAATAGAGATTTTAATTCAAAAAATTTGACGGTAGCCACATTAGACGTTACTATAAGAGCATACATATATGGACAAGATAATTCCCAAAGCCTCGCAGATGATATAGTCCAAGACATTGAATTTGTTATTTATCACCAATTAGGGGAAAATCCAGATAAAGGTATACTTGATATAACAATAGACAGTATAACCACAGATGAAGGATTAGCTGCTCCTTACGGAATAGCAGAGGTAAATTTAAATACAGCCTATAGGCTAGAAAATTAAGGAGAAATAACATGGCATCTCTCAATTTACAGAGAAATTCTGAAGTGTTCTTTTCAACAGTTGATATAATTGGTACCACCAGTGGTTCTGCATCAGTTGCTGCGGCGATGACACCAGGTAATACTTGGAAACTTGAGGTATTAGCAGGATTTGCGGCTACCTCTACGTCAGCTACTCAAGACATCACTTCTCTTGAATCTGGACTAAGCCCAGATCGTTCACAACAAAGATTTAATACAGCAATCAACCCTGTTGATTGGAATATTCAAACATATATACGTCCAACAGGTGTAAACATTGTTGCAGCAAAAGATACAACTACTGCAGCTACAAACACGTCAGGTAACTCTAAGCCTGTTGCTGATTGGTATATGTGGCAAGCTCTTGTCTCAAGTACTCTTGCTTCTAAGAAAACACAAGCAGCTATCACAGAGGTTGAAGAGCAATCTGTATGGCAAACTGGTGGTAAATTAGTTACTACTGAGGTAACTGCAGCAACTCGAGTGCATGCTTCTACATCTAACTTTGCTATTGCACCAGAATATTTTATGTATTTTAAACTTGATAATGTTATTTATCAGGTAGACAAAGCTACTGTTAATTCAGCTACTGTTGACGCAGGTATTGAAGATATTGCTACTACTACTTGGAGTGGTTTCGGTACTACTATGAAAGAATTAGTAGGTGCTCCTAGAGATATTGCTATTGCAACCTTTGGTGGTATTAAAAATGCTGGAGGAGCATCTATAGTAGCTAATTCAAGTGCCGCTACTCTTACTCAAGCATCTTCTTATCATCCATATAATACTATGAATGTTGCAGGAACAGTGTCAACTAATGCATTTATTAAGAATCGTTTAAGCTCTATTGAGTTCCATCATAAAGCATCTGCTGGTGCTTCTGATGAAAAATTTGTTTTCCCAGTAACTTCTATGAATATTGAATATACTAACAATATTACATATCTAACTCCAGAACAGATTTCAGCTCTTAATGAACCTATTGGTCAATTTGCAGGAACCAGATCTATAACTGGATCGACTACTATGTATCTTCGTGCAGGTGACTTAGAATCTGCTGGATTCCTACGTAATATTACTGAAGATACACGTACTAACTCTGCACAGACATCTAATGCAAATGTTATTATTGGTGGTTCAGTGGCTCCGTATATGGCTTTCACTATGCCTGCAGCACAATTCAGCTTTCCAGCAATTCAAACTGAAGATGTTATTTCTATGAGCGTTGACTTTAT